CAACACCAGCACTGGAGCGTTGACAACAACTGATACGGCCTACTCGTTTGATGCCCCGGTTGAGTTTGTAAATTCTGAGGAGCAACAAGGGCGCGAGTCACGTCAGGCCAAGCTTTACATCACTCCTGATCAAATTGGTGACAGCCAGCCAACGTTGGAGGACGAGATTACGTTGAAATACGCCGGTTCTAACCGTGTGGCTCAAATTGTGGAGTTTCGCACCTACAAAGGCGATCAAGAGTATCTGTATATTGTGCAGGTAAGGTTCTAATGGCTAAAAAATCTATTGCCGACGACATTGAAAAAAAGATGTTTGATGATTTTGATCGTTTTGTAAAATTTACTGTGTTAGAACTTTCTACCGACTTTAACGCTGGCGGCGTAAGTCCAGTTTATACAGGTTATTTTGGTTCAAGCTGGACGGCGGCACAAAGCGGTTACGTTAGAAAAGAAGATCCGGACACAAGTCAAAAAAATAGATCACAAAAAAAACCTTGGAGGAGAGCTTGGGAAAGTCGTGGGGCCGAGCCTGGCAAGATTGATGAGCGTTATTTGGGCAGTGTAATGAAAAGAACTTTTGATTTCAGAAAGACGGTGAGAATTGGCAATACAACAAGCTATGCAGCTTTTGCAATGCAAAAAGGGCAAATAGCGTTTTTTGTTCAAGGGGACCTGCGTAAACTGGTGGACAGGTACTTTGGTGATCGAAGAGAAATGGCCGACCTTCGGGTTGGTGATCGCCCAGTCGTCACGCGTCCTTACGATCAGTATGGTATTGGCAGGCGCCCTGGAACAGTGCGTTCAACCCCAATCATGCGAGGAAGGCAGGAATTATGACGCTAGTCAATGTTAGAGCTGCTTTTGAAAAGGCAGTAACTGATGCAGTCGCTGCGGCAGACAACACCGTTCTTATGGTGTACGACAATGTTGCGTACACGACGCCGGGCAAAACAAAGAAATATATTTTGATGCGAATTGACTTTGCACAATCGACGCTCCAAGTACATGGAGCGGCTTCGGACTACTACAGCGGAGTTATTCAATGCAACGTTTACGTCCCAAGAAACGCTGGAACGTCTACGTTGTCCGCTTTAAGTGAGGCCGTTATTGATGGTCTGACTTCGGTCAACGCTTTAGGCTATGCAGATGTTTTCAACTCGTCGCCTCGAGTAAAAGACGTCAACGGGCCAACACCGATCGAGCTAGACGACGTTTCTCATTATTTGGCAATTATTTCTTGCCAATTTACTGCTACTGCATAGTATAGTGCGGTAAGCAAAACTCTTTTGTATGCGTGCTTCCGAGCTGTTGCGAAACAAATTTGGCGTAAGCCAGCTTTACAAGCATGTAATTGAAGACAATGGTGAAACGGTGCTGGAGGTCTATTGGCACCCGTTAACGATTGCAGAGCGCGAGTCAATCCAAAAAAAGGCTGACGCTGAAGACTCAAGTGATTTTGCTTTAAGCATGATGATTCAAAAAGCCTTAGACGCTGACGGCAAGCGTTTGTTTCAAGACGGCGAAAAAGCAGTTTTAAAAAACGCTGTTGAAGCGTCAGTTCTTCAAGAAATTCAGCTAGCAATGCTTACATCTGGCGCTGAAAGCAAGGTGGAGGAAGCGAAAGCAGATCTCAAAAGCTGATAACAACTGGCTTTTTATGTTTTTTCTAGCCAAAGAGCTGGGAATGACGCTTTCTCAACTAACAATTCACCTGACGCAAGAAGAGCTGGTTGGCTGGGCAGCTTTTTATGAGTTAAAAACGGAAGAAGAGGAGCGGGCGATGGATCGCGCGAAAGCAGGCAGAAGAGCGCAAGCAATGGGTGGGCGGTAGACTGGAACGTAGGGTTCTGCGTTTCAGCCTGTGGCCAACTACAACGTAGATATTGACGTTGCGGTCAGAGGGTACAACCGTGTTGAGCAAAATCTTAAAAAACTTGACCAGCTAATAGGCAAGCCAAGAACGTTTGAGATAAGCCCGTTTATCAATGTTAGAAAATTTAGGCGGGAGCAGCAAAAACTTCTCAAGGAACTACGTCGCACTGGCGTAGAGTCTGCTGTTGCGTTTCAAGAGGCTTTTGAGCGGGAAATGGCCCGCAACAGAAGAATTTCGAGCATGACTGCTGGCGCGGGAAGCCGAATGCTGCCTGCAGCGGCTGGTCCGATTGCACTACTTCCTGCAACGGCTGTTGGTCAGTTTCAAAGGGCTGCAAATGCAGCAAAAGTTATTGACGCTTCGTTCGCCAATGCAAAACGGTCTATAGATTCAATTACCAATAGATTGGCATTGCCTGCCGGTGGTGGAGGCATTGCAGGGTTGTTGCCTCCTTCTGGCGGAACTGGCGGAGGTGGCGGTGGAAACATAGTTCCTTTTGGTTCAGGCGAATTTCCATTTCGCGGAGGACGCGGTGGTTTTAGGTTTGCTCCTGACGTTACTCCTGGAAGAAATAGAGGTTTATTTTCTCGCATTGATCAAAATCGTCGATCAGCAGCGTTGACGGGTGGTGCGTTTCCATTGCTTTTTGGCGGTGGATTTGGACAAGCCGCTGGTGGTGCGATTGGCGGTCTTTACAGCGGCAAATTGTTTGGCGGATTAACAGTTGCTTTGCAAGTTGCTGGCATGGCTGTTGACTCCATGGTTAACAGCACGATTGCATTTAGTTCTAGTCTTGGAGAAACAGACACCGCGCTTCAGTCAATGACTGAGCGGTCATTATTTTCAACTAAAGCGACACAACGACGTGCTGAAGAGCTTCAAGCTCTTGGCAAAACCGAAGAGTTGGCAAATCTGCTTACAGCAGAGCTAGCTTCAACTATTGGAACAGAGGGTGTTAAAGCTTTTAAAGATTTAGGTGATGAATCTAGTGAGTTTAACATTTTAGTCAACAAGCTATTTATTTCACTTCAAGCCTTGGTTGCTGGGCCGTTAGCTGGATTCCTGTCCCTAGTCAATTCCGTGCTGGGACGCGATATTAGTGAGCAAACTATTCGTAGTCTAAGGGAGAGCCTTCAAACGCCTGAAGGAGTAGCTGCGTTTGACAAACGTGTCAAAGAACTAGTTGGCACTGAAACTATAACGAGAACTTTAGGGCAGGGAGAATTTGAAACAAAAGAGGTGCTAAAAACCGCATCTTTGGAGCAGCTTGGGGTTTTGCGGCAAGAAAATATTGAGGGCAAGTTTGGAGAAACTAATTTGCTTGCCAATTTAATTGAACAAAGCAAGCCACCAATTAAAAAACCAAGGCCTACAAAAGAGAGAGAAAGTCGCGCTCCTCAACTGCAAATTGAACTTGGCCTTACGGAGCGATTGAATGTTCTAAATAGACAAATTTTAAAAGCCAAGCAAGACGAAGACCCAGTTAGAGAAGCTGCCTTAAAAAGGGAAATAGCTCTTGAAGAGCAGGCCGCAAGCATTAAAGAAATAAATTTACAAAAAATTCCTGCAAATGAAAAAGACCTAGAAATTAAAAAACTTAAGCTGCAAACTGACCAAGAAATTTTTGAAATAAATCACAGGCTGTCTGTTCTTAAAGCAGACCAAGCCGAAAAAAATCAAAAAATTATTGCTGATCTTGAAGGTCAAGGCAAGCTCCTTCAAGCACAGCTTGACGGTCGCTTGGAAGAGGAAGAAATAGCACAAGAACTAGCAAAGCTTGGGCGAGAAAATAAAGATTTAGATTTAGAGAAAGTCCGTAGTATTTTGGAAGCTAATAATGCACTGCAAAAACAAGTTGAAATTGCTGAAGCAATAAAAGGTTTTTATGAACAAATTGGCGCAACAATTCAATCTGGAATTGTAGATGGAATCATGAGTGCAGTTGAAGGTAGCAAGTCCTTGTCGGAATCGCTCGCTGGCGTTCTTAGGCAACTCGGCGGAATGTTTTTGAATGTCGGAATTGGCGCTTTAGGCCAGCAAATGGGCATTCCAGGCTTCAAGCCGTTTGCTCAGGGCGGCTATGTTTCTGGTCCGACTCCCGCACTAATCGGTGAAGGCGGTCAAGGCGAGTATGTGATACCAGAAAATAAGATGCGTGAAAGCATGGCGCGGTACTCGCGTGGTGCTCGCGGTTCTGCTGTTATCCCAGAAACAGGTAGCACTGGAACGTCAAGCGAAGGTGGCGGAACAGCAGTTGCTGCACCAATCGACGTTCGCTTCAACGTGGAGCGGATTAACAACGTTGATTATGTGACGGCTGAGCAATTCCAGGCTGGCATGAGGCAGGCTGCTAATCAGGGTGCTAAACAGGGTGAGCAACAAACGTTAAAGCGGTTGCAAATGAGCGGCAGCACTCGTAAGAGGTTAGGAATGTGAGCCAGTTTTCTTTCGGCCATATCGTACGGTTTGACAGGAGACTCAAGAGTGAGCTTCGTTTTTGGCAGAATTTTTTCATAGGGGAAAAGATCACCTATGCAAACAAGGAGTACAAGTTTGCGGCATTTGGTTTTTCAGGTGTCACGGTCAACCGTACAGGTGATGGGCTAGAGGCGGCACTGGTTTTTCCAAATAATGAACTGACGCGCAGGTTTGCGGTAAAAGCGGTTGACGATTCGTATTTGGTCGAAGTCGATGTTTTGATTATCGAAAATCCTGATCCAGACTCTGGCTTAGCCAACAATCACACCGTTGCTCATTCGTACGTGGGCCAGGTGACTGGCGGTCAGTGGGACGAGGTGTCGCTAAACCTAGAACTCAGTTCCGTGTTGGACGCTGTTGGAACGAACGTGCC